CAGTGCCATCAGTATCGGACATGAGGGAGGCACCTGCAGCGATAGTGGCTCCAGCCACTACCTTGGTACACCCTTCGATTGCGACAGTGCCTGCGTGACCGGCAGTGTCAGGGTTATTTTGCAAAACGCCAGCGACGCGAGCACCTGACGCAGACACCAGCAGTGCTTGACCACTGGAATTGACTTCCATGCAGTAATACTGCTTGGCCGAATAGTCAGCCGCCACAGGCAGCGTGATACTCGTAAGGACTTCTTCGAGAGCCATGATTATTTCTCCTTATTCGAGATCTAGGCTGTTTGGAGCGATTGCTGATAGAGGGCACTGCCCGCTTCAGTTTCGAGGACTTTCACACGGGCTTGCACGATATCGATATCGTGGTCCTCCGCAAACTTCTTCGCCATGCTTTCGAGTTGCTCATGTGTCTCGCCAACACGACCTTCACTGGTTCCTTTTTCAAGGAACGCTTCGGCGAGCTTGTCACCATTTGACTTCAGCATTTCAAGAGCCTTGGTGCGGTGATCTTCGTCTTCAATGCCGTCCAGGGCTTTGAGAACAGCGACCTTCATACCCAAGTCACCGGGAAGATGCTCAAGAGTGTCCGTAGCTCGTTTGGTGAGCTCCAGGTCTTGTGCTCGCTCTTCGGCATCCTGCGCAACCTTGATGGCAACGTCAGCACGCTTCACAGCAGAGATAGTACGGGGGTCATCTGACTTGAAGAATTCATTACCTTCGAAGTCAGTATAGACGACCGGGTTATCGCCCTGAGATTTTGCAACCTCGGCTTCTCGGCCTTCCGTATCGAGCTCAAGAAAATTACCTTGAGCTTCTTCACCCAAACCAGAATAGTGAGACTTCTGCATATCAGTCATCTCACCATAGGACTGAGAGGTTTTTAGGCTCTCCTCAAGCGACTCGATTTTTTTCAAGACTGCCTCAGAGTCAATGGCAGTCGTTTCCGTATCTTGGGTCATTTCTGATTCCTCCGAATGAGTTTCGTGACCGCCACTGGTCTTTTCCAGCGGACTTTCAGGCTCCTCCTCGACAGAATTGTCAAGGAGTGATTCTTCTTCGTCTTCAGCGCGTTTCATGATAAGAGCGGAAGCACCTTCTTGGGCGGGGTGGTCCACGCCACTGATTTCTTCAATCTTCAAGGTGCGCATTACACGCTTCTTCTTTTTCTTCTTTCGGCTATAGCTCATAGGTCGACCTCCTCGTCTTCCCCTCGTTTTCCTCCAATACTGAAGCCTGTTAGCTCACCGCTCTTGAACTTATCAAACATCTCTTGGTCTGGTTTCATGGCGATCATGAGACCAGTCTTGGGAGTTTGAATTCCAAACGCTTCAGCAATATCAGAAGTCATTGGAAATGCAAAAACTACTGAGCCTCGTTCTTCAACCTTATGCATATGCCCAGCGACACGGCTGTTCTGCATAAAATCAGCAGCAGCCTTCAGCATGGCGTCATCAGGGATATGGTCACCCTGTAGGTCGAAGTAAGGCTGCCCTCCAACTGAAGACACAACTGCCCAGCCGATTACTAAGCCAAGCTCAGAATCTACCTTGAGGACCTCTGTGTTCATCTGAAAATCATCAGCAGCCATGCTCACACTTGTCAAGGTTTCTGGAGAAGAAAGCAAGCCCTCATCTGCAATCTTTTTCTTTGAAGTAGGTTGCGTCTTTTTCCGACTTCCTGAAGAGCCTTTCTTTTTCGTTCGCTTTCCACGCTTTCGGCTTTTTCTAGTCATTGTCTAATATGTTGAGAACCTTGTTGAAAGATAACAGAGACAATTAGCTGTCTCCGCAATAGAGGCATTCATGTCACCAGGGAACTGGAGTCGTGCACCACTACTGCTTTGGAAAAAGTCGAAGAAGTCACGACTTTGCCCTTGCATCTTTGAATGACGTGTATCACGAACACGACCTTCTTTCCTAGTATTCCATTTTCGAATAACTGAACCAGGGTCGATTAGGTTAGCCGAAATTGCCTGATTATACATTTCGTACACCCCCGCATTGACGGCAGAGAGGGCCTCCGACCTTGCAATAGTGTTTCTTCGAAAATCTAGGAGAGTTTCTTGATACCTCCGCACCATCTCACTAATCTGAGTTTTAGTGAGAGGGTCCTTATTCTGAATTGCTTCCCGAAGTGTCCCTCGGAGCTCCTCGTCTCGCAGATCTCTCTGGAGAGCTTCTGCGCTAAGGGACTCAACAAGAATTCGATATCGGAAAAGGCTTTCGATTTGTTTGGATGTCAACCCAAAACTTGCGCTCAGCAGGAGAGCTTGTCTCGTTGAATTATCTCCTGCCTGCATACTTCTGATGACGGCAACCCGAGCAGCTTTTATCTGATCTTGGGAAAATACCCTGGTGAGCCGAAGTTGCTGCATCTGCATTTGCCGTAACGCATCTGGGCTCGTTAGGTCAAAGTCAATCAATGTTTTGGTCTTTTCGCTAAAGAATGCAGCTGTGTCGGCAGCCGCCTCTGCAAAAATCACCGACCAAACTGTTCCAAGTCGACGACCCGCTTTTTCAGCCCCAATCAAGGCTTCGTCAACACGCCCCTGGGCTAAAAGATTAGAAAGCTCCCCAAAGCTGCGCTGTTCGCGCAGAAAATCCACGCTGGAAGAAAAGGCTCTTCTGAAGTTCTCTTCCGCACTAAACTGGAGTTTCTCAACTCGGGCAACTGAGTCTCGATAAGACTTCTTGGCTACACTCGTGCTTGACAAGTGTAGGTTGCCCCAGCAGGGTCTCTGAATACCTGGACGATAGTGGATTTCCCACCTTCTATCTCGATGAAGTCACCCGTATCAGGAGAAATGTTGCTGGGCAACGAACCTGCCAATAAAACGATCCTACGGTCTCCTGTCTGAATAACCGTTCCGTCTACCTGAAGATCTAAGTAATCACTAATCACCCCCTTGCATGAATAGCTTTTCTCAGTAAGTCCACCTTCAGTGGTATTGGCTGTGACTGGATTAGTCACCGTCACTTTTATTAGTTTAGCGGTGAGCAAACCAGGACTCATCGCGGTGGACAATTCCTTCGCGATATCTACTCCAAATAGTTTGGGCATCAAGCAAATCCATCCGAAAGACCATACCGATCTACATCATCGAATGATGAAGTAATCAAGACACCATCCGAGTCTTTGACCCCTGAAATATAAGGAACAGTCAGATTAGACAGACCTTGCAAAAAAGGGGAGAGAAGCTCTTGAACGACAGCCGCGAACCGAGTCCCCGCAGTAGGGCGAAAGCGTTCTATCTTCACAGCCCCTGCGGAGAGCACTTTGTTGTTGTCCGCCGTTCCTGTTGAACCTTCGGTAGCTGTGTCCTGAGAGATCAAATATGCTTGTTCTATAAGTGCGTCTTTTACTGTCTGCGGCACGGCAGTGGAGCTCACCGCAGTACCGTCTTTGTCTGTAAGCCCAGTGCGGGGGAAAGCCAGTGGTTGCGTCTCAAGCGTTAGGTCAAGAGTACAGCTTGTGCCACCCCCACCAGTAGTGGCAACCCCTGTGGTGGTGGGATCCACACTGTAGAGACCTGCACTTGTGAGCTGGACTGTGGCGACAGCAGTAGTGCTCAGAGTCAGGACCTTGACCGTAGCAGCCACACCAGTCCCCGTTGAAACGGTAAGAACGTCATCGACTGCATAGCCTGACCCGCCAGCATTGACGGTAGCAGTCGCCACTACATTCAACGCACCTTTGGTCCCTAGGAAGATTTGCTTCTGGAACTCTCGGGTAGCTGAAATAACAGACCTCTTCTGGGTGTCTTCGTCCAAGAAGGCCCACGCTGTGGTGCGTGGGGAATCTGCAAGATAGGATGTAGCGTCAGCCAAGCTGACATAGGTGTTGTTATTGGTGACAAGTACGCTGACCATCAGATTATGCGTTGACCACGTTTTTGAGAATTGTTAGGGTTCCTGTCGCAAGTACGACACTTTCGCCTGCAGAGTCTGTTAGTTCAAGCTCTGTGTGGAAGCTACCAGTCAAAAGGTTGGTGGTGTCGGCAGTCAGGATAGTCACTGAGGCGACATTATTGGTGCCTGCACCACTAGAAGACAATACGATATCACCAGCAGCCTTGGTTTTCTCTAAGATAGGAGAAGTCAAGATATTCCCTTCAGAGTCGATTCTACTCATTGCCCACTTTACATAGGTGTAGCTGCTCATGTCGAGCGGGGCATCTGAGTCATCTGCATCTGTCACTGTGTACTCGAGGACCCGCTTGTTTGCGGCATACATCGTGTCATCCTGAGAAGTTTTAGCCATTAGGATTCGCCAACATGATCAGAAGTCACCTCGTAGCTGCCAAGGACATTTTTCGTTTTCTCGCTTTCGCCGACAAGCCCTGGAGTAACTTCGAAGCTCCCCAGAAGACCCGGAGTCACTTTTAGGGAAGCTACGAGACTATTGATACTATCGAAACTTCCGAGAAGAGCAGGAGTTATCTGAAGACTGCCCACAAGAGCAGGTGTCATTTTGAAAGAACCGATCAACGAAACCTCAGTAGTTCTTTCGCCCAACAGGACTGCATTTAGGTCGTAACCCCCCAAAAGGCTGGATCTCGTTTCGTAGGAACCCACCAATGCCGTGAGAGTTTGGTAGGAAGCCAAGAGTTCTTTCGTCGAAGAAACCTTGTCTCCCCACAACCCTGTGGCCGTGACAGAAAATACAGATACCGTGACTGCGATAGACCCTTTCGCGGGGATGACGCCAACAACATCAACTTCATAAAAAGCCAGCGTTGAAGTGATCGTCCCGCTAACCCCAAGAACTCCAGACCCTGCTGATTGGAAGGTCGCCAGGGAAACGGTGCTGGTTCCAGTGAAGGTGAGGCTGCCCACACTGGCCGATTCGAAGGTCTCCAGGGAGACGGCACTCGTCCCAATGAAAGTGAGGCTACCTACACTGGCCGATTCTAAAGTAGCCAAAGAGACGGCACTCGTCCCAGTAAAAGTGAGAGTGCCTACACTAGCCGATTGGAAGGTCGCCAGCGTTACTGCCGCAGGACCAGCAACCGGAACCGTTCCCGCTGCATCTACCGTATAGAACGGCAGTGTGACACTAGATGTCCCAGTGAAGGTGAGACTACCCGCACTCGCTGATTCAAACGAAACGAGACTGACAGCGATGGTTCCTGTCGTAATAATCCCGACATTGCCCGCACTGGCCGATTGGAAGGTTGCCAGGGAGACGGCACTGGTTCCAGTGAAAGTAAGACTGCCCGCACTAGCCGACTGAAAAGTGGCCAGGGAAACGGCACTGGTTCCAGTGAAAGTGAGAGTGCCTGCGCTGGCCGATTGGAAGGTTGCCAGAGAAACGGCAGCCGTCCCAGTAAACCCTGACTTACCCGCACTAGCCGACTGGAAGGTGGCCAGAGAGACGGCACTGGTTCCACTGAAAGTAAGGCTGCCCGCACTCGCCGATTGGAAGGTTGCCAGAGAAACGGCAGCCGTCCCAGTAAACCCTGACTTACCTGCACTCGCCGATTGGAAGGTCGCCAGGGAGACGGCACTCGTTCCAGTGAAAGTGAGGCTGCCCGCACTAGCTGACTGAAAGGTCTCCAGGGAGACGGCACTGGTTCCAGTGAAAGTAAGACTACCTACACTAGCCGACTGGAAGGTAGCCAGAGAAACGGCACTGGTTCCAATGAAGGTGAGACTACCTGCACTTGCCGATTCAAAGGTCTCCAGGGAGACGGCACTGGTTCCAGTGAAAGTGAGACTACCTACACTTGCCGACTGAAGAGCTACTAGACTAGCGGCACTCGTCCCTGTGAAGGACAGTTTGGCTACACCTTCTGCTCTGAAGGGGTGGATACTAACTGCAATCGTGCCCTCAACACCGCTGATAGGCGGGATCGGAAGACGACTAGGGGCAAAGACCGACCCCCCTAACCTAGTCGCAGGTGGCCGGAATGTCCAGGTTTTCCACCAACGACCCATTTAGCTCTAACCTATCTCTTCAAAGATTATCGTCATCGAGGTTATGTGTGCAGCCACGGGGGTGTCTGCAAGACGAATCACGAGGATTCCTTGCCCACTGATAACAGGCTGCTCTGCCGGAGTGGGCTTGAAGAACCAACCAGATTGCCAGTTGAAGGTTTCCGTTTCAAGGGTGGTGACCGTACCCGAAGCAGGTGTTGAATTATGGCGCAAGATAGTAGCACTATCTGCTCCATCGCCAACATCCAACGGGTTTGCGTTGATCGAGGCACCACCCGAACCAGCAACGGAAGCTCGGATGATTTCTACTCGACCCATGTCAGCATTTGCGTCTCCTACATCATCATCCTGCCCAAAGAAGATGGAGTGGATTTCAATAACAGTGTCAGCACCACATACAATCTGCATGAGGTCCCCAGCTGCTGCTTGACTGATATTCCCGAAGGTTGCTGTGTATAGTCTTCCCATTTCACATCCTCAGTAAACGCCCAAGACGTTTCGACATAGTTATCGGGGGGATCCTTTCTGGTCCCCATGGTCCTCGAATATAGCTTTGCTCTGTTATGCTGGCAGAGAGTCGCTTTGTTGCACTTGGTGAAGAATTGGTAGCTAGGACTCGCAGTTGGAACCTATCTGTATCAGCCCCAGAGCTAGGGTCAATACCACTGAGCACAAGTTCCTTCACACCCGTCCCTGTCAAACTACCAGAAGTGCCCAGTGTTTCTTGGACCGTGCATCCGCTGGAAACCCGCACCAGCTGCAGCTTGTAGGAATCCACAGCTGCTCTTCGTACATCAAGGCTGACAATATAGTTGCCGTTCGGCCAATCAAGATATCCGGGCTCTCCTGATACTGTCGTCCATGAAATAGCGACTACATCAGTAGAGGAAGTAGCGACTAAGCCACCTGTCGCCGTTGTGTTTGTTATGGTCTTGAGAGCTTGCTCATTTTTGAGAGAAGCTGGGGTGCAGTCAGAGTTTGGGCCTCCTGCTCCATTCAACCGATAGGTCGTGACCACTAGGCATTCTCAGGAAGTGTTACTGTGAACGAAGTGATCGACACAGCAGCACCAGATACGATAGAAGTGGTATTGAGGTCGAGCTCTCCACTTCCAGACCCCACGGCCCCTTGCATCACCACCAATGCATCTGAATCTTGGCAACGGAAGAAGCTCGCCGTCCCAGTCGCATCGGCACTGCTATCATCAGTAATGGCATTCGCAGTTGCTCGGGCAGACCCACCGACATCGGCAGCACCAGCGAAAGCTGGGTCACTCATGGTCAGGGTGGCGAGAAGAGTATTGCCGCTCAACGCTGTGTCCGCATTGGCAGGGACAACACCGTCATAGAGCTTGACAGTAGCTGCTCCACTGCCAGCATCAAATGCGTCTACATAGTTATCGCATGCAGCAATGGCACGCGCAGAAGTGATATACAGAGTCATCGTTTTCTATCCTCTTCGGTTTGATGGGTTCCTTCAGGCTGCTCTTTGGCCCTCCCGCCTTCTGCCGGAGGAGTGAATTCTTCTTCTTCCATCAAGACAACATCTTCAGTCATCGTAATGGTTTCGGGTCTTGACAAGCCAAGCAAGTCACGCACTTCAATAATGGCCGGATCATCAGGTTGCATAATAGAACCAGAAGCAGCCATATCTTTCAAAGCCTGAGTGACCTGAAGAATATCACGCAGGTTGATCGATTTAGTTCTGATAGTGGGCTTCAAGTCTTCATCCCACCCGTTCAGAAGGAAGAGCGGTTCGATGAAGTCTTTATCAAATGTCTCGGCCAACTCTTGAAGAGAACTATCCACAATAGCGGCGAACGCTTGAGTTTTGTCGCGAGACAAGGCATAGCTGCCTGACGCCCCGTCGCCCAAGAGTAGTTGTTCCACTCCTAGCGTTCTGGCAATTTCGCGGTTGAGTCGTTCGATGCTCCGGGCAACGGCATCCTGTGATGTATTGCCAGCCTTGAGAAGTTCCATGTCCCACTGCTTCACATTGGAAGGAGAAGCTGCATCGTCCTCGCTGGTGTAGACCATGGAGTCTAGCAGTAGGCCCAGTGCGGGAGACTTGATGTGACTTTGAATGAAGTCTTGGAGAGGCTTTTCGATGTCAGTCTTCTGACCGCTACTGAGTTTCCCTTGGTCCACCAGTTCTTGGAGAAGAGTGAACGGTGCACGGCCCACGGGGATGCCGCGCAAGTCATTCTCGAACCCGTAGCCCTCCAGCTGCTGGTAGCGTCTTAGTCGGCGGGAGGACTCGACAATATTGCGGAAGAGACCCAACCCTTCTGGGTTGTCTGAAAGAGAGTCATCTACCACATAGAGGACTTTCGCCCTGGGCAGGTAGATTTTGTCGAAGGTTTGGGGCGATTGTTGAATCATCCCTAGCACTTCCCCGCTGTAGTCTACGTCCCATTGCTCGATGGTAATCTGCGGCCTGGGTGCGATGTCCAGGTAGTTGATGACTCCCTCATCTTTGCTTACCTTGGCCGTCCACTCCTGAACGGAGAAGCCATAGAAGCGATACATAGCTGCGCGTCGCACCACACGGTGCCACGGAGTCTTCATATCATGCATCGCCGCTTCTACAGCTTCGGCAATTTCCTTCGCCCTGTCCGAAGGTTCTTCACCTTCTTCGTGGGCGGGGTCCACGTGCCACCCAGCCTTGGATACCAAGTTCAGAAAGTAGCGAGTCCCCGCTGAAACAATGGTCGTATTAGCAAGGATGTCACCGTAGACCTTGTAACGGGCAGTCCCGACCAGAGCCGCATTCTCTTCATTAGTGGTAAGGTAGCCACCATAAACAGAGGTCCCGGTATGTCCCAGCGTCCTCGTGGGGTCAGGCAGTTTTTTGCGTTTGAAAAAGGGAATCTTTAGTGCCATTTAGTAACCTCCTGCAATCACCGTTTGAGGTGCGGCACCAACTCGCCGTGAGCGTTTTGTGAACAGATAAGAGTACGCACGAGAGGCTGCATCGATTTGATCTTTGTATTCTCCGTGAGGGAAGAGACACGCTTCTGTGATAAAGGCATCATTCCACTTTGCTTTGACTAGATAAACATTGCCAGCTTCGGCCTGTGCAGCCAATGGCCGAGCCCGATCTTCTTTGGAACCGGACTCCAGTCCGAATCGTACATTGTAGCCATGCAGAAGTTGGGCGAAGTTGCGTTTTTGGGATTTCCCGGATTGACCTGGGTCTTGGGGAATATCGATTGTCACATTGTACCCATCGAGTTCGGCACAGCCCCGAATGGCGTTTTCAACTTCTCCGGGGGAGCCTTGCAAGCGACGAACATCTTCGATAAAGATTCTACCGTCGCTGGTCTTGAACATCTTGAGACCTACCGTGTAGGCCCCAGCGTCTTTGGTCGCGGCGAGGTCCCAGCCCCGAACTCGACGACCGGGCATTTGGGGAATGGCATCGACCAGTTCGAGGTCTTTCCTTTGGAACATGCCACCGCCACGAGGAGCGGGTCGCTGTTGCAACTGACCCGCTTCAGCGTAGGTGCCGCCCCACGCTCGGAGCGATGGCTTGAGATCCTCTTCCAGATAGCTGCGGGGGAACCGCCCAGGCCACAGTAGTTCGCCTTCGGTGGAACGTGGGTCACTAAACCCAGTCACGGTGGTGCAGTGCCGCTCTTGTTCGTATTCCATGGGCAGACACAGGTGCTCGTACCCAAGCTCCTTCGCGAGGATTAGCCCACTGATATCTCGCTCGTGCACCCGCTGCATGATCACAATGATCGCCGACTTCCCTGCATCGTTGATACGAGTGGGTACAACCTCCGTGAACCATTGCAGGGCAGCGTCTCGTTTGGCGTCGGACTCGGTTTCCTTGATGTTGTGAGGGTCATCAATGATGAACCGATCGCCCCGCTCTCCCGTACCCACACCACCAACGGACGTGGCGATCTTGAAGCCAGTTTTGTCTGTATCGAACCGCACCTTCGCGTTTTGTTCTGCGATGAGCTTGACACGATCGCCCCACAACCGCTGATAGATATCGGAGGTGAGGAGGGCACGGCAGCGGCGATTATCCCGCACGGTGAGGTCTTGAGAGTAGGAGGCCCCTACATATCGCGTCGCAGGAAGGTCCCTTGGACCCCACTCCCAAGCTGGCCAGAAGACGTTCGTGGTAAGTGACTTCATGCAACCAGGAGGCACGTTGATCAGCAGCTTGCGGATCTCCCCCTTGCTGACCGCTTCAAGATGTTCGCAGATCGCGTGAACTGCCCAGCCATCTACAAAGTCTCGGCCTGGTTCCAAGACAGGCCATGTCAGTTTGATGAATTCTAGAAGTGACCCTTCAGCGTCAATTTTGCTGAGCTGTTCGAGAGCCACTTCAGGATTTGCTAGAGCCCTTGCCAGCAGTTCTTTGCGACTGCTCATTCAGCCGCCTTCTGTTCAAGCAACTTACGCAGATCTGCACGGTCCTCTTCGGAGAGCTCTTCTAGGCCCAAACCCACTGTGGCTGTCACGGTATGGGTCGCGTCAATTTTGTCCTTGTAGGCTGGGTGATGGGCTTTTGCGTGAGCAAGCAGGAGCTGGTCCGAGTAGACCATCTTTGTGCCCACAACCGTCCCTTGGTACCAGATTTCTTCTGTCATTCCCTCCTTGCCCCTACGCCCCACCTCCTCGTCGATACTATCCCGGAAAAGGTCCAAAGCCTCCTCCACGGCAGCAGCGAACTTCAGGTCCTTCCTCATATGCTGGCAGATTGTGGCGTAGCTCACCCCAACCTCGTACGCAGAAGCGACCTTTCTACCCGTTCTCGCAAGGGTTCCAATGAATTCCGCTTTTCTCTTGGGCGTGAATGCGATTGTGGGGCGAAGGTTCGTGCCCTTTTCCCCAGCCTTCTTGTTCGGTCCTTTGGTAGCCATGATTCAAATACTGTCGTGTTTATGTGCTCAAAAACAAGGGGATAGAAAAAATGATAAAGTCGAGTCAGGTCGAGTAAGTCGAGTTGATGGATTTTGGGAGAATTTGTATCATTGAAAAATTTCAAGATGATGGAATTTGGTCGCAGGTCGAAGGGACGTAAGTCCAGGGCAGGGGGGCTGTCTCATTCTGGGAATCCGGAAAGTCTCACAATGAGACACGCTTACGCACGGAATATATTTCCGTATACGCTACGGAATATATTTCCGTAACGGGGAGTGCCCCATACCGAGCCTTCCCGGTATGGGGCAGTAGGCTGGGCTGCCCCGTATTGGGGCAGCCCGTCAGCTAGGCCGCGTCCTCTTCTGAGGCATCCTCTAGGGCAGCCTTCAAGGCATCCTCTGTGAGGAACCCGGCGCGTATCACGCCCGTATCGGCGTCCTCTTCCACCCAGTAGCCTAGGAGGCTACTAATCAGGGTAATGCCTTCATAGGCCGTACGCGTATCCCAGGGGCCCCCTGGGAAAGCTTCCGCAATGGCGTCCTGTACGCCCTCGAAGGTCGCGCCCTCGCCCGTCAGTAGCTCGACCACTAGGGCACGCTTCGTGCCGGGCCGGTGGGGCTTCAGGACAGCCCCCTGTTCGCGCACTATGCGCTTGCGTCTACGGGCCTGGGGTACGCCAGGTTGCGGTACGGACTCGGGCACGGGGTTCTCATTGTCCATGGTATTCTCCATGTAGTAGGTTCTCCGGATACCTCAGGCCCCAAGAGTAGGGGGGAGAGGCAGAGCGGAGTAGGTTGTCAGCGGGGGGTTTGTCCCCCCGATACTAGCATATCGGCGTATGCGCCGATAGGCTGTAGGCTAATCTCGGATTATTCCAGGAGTGCCCCTAGCAGGGCCGCAGCGTACAGATATCCCCAAAGGAGGCTAAGTACGCTCACGATCCGCCAGAGGATCGGAGAAGATAGGAGGTGTCGCATACCCTATATATCGGCTTTCCGGTCCCCCAACATTAGGCCCCCTTGAGAATATCCGCGGAAAGATATTCCTATGCCTCATAATGAGATTCGCTGTATATTCCCATTTTGAGACTCACGGCGTATTCCCATTTTGAGAATACACAGCGGGAATATTCGAGATTCTCTCAAGTTCTCATTTTGGGGCAACTGTAATATTCTGGGACGCTGTGTATCATTATGGGGCGGTAAATATTTCCGGGGCGGAAATATATTCCTATGTCTCATTCTGGGACTGCCTCATTCTGGGAATACCAGATTCCCACTTTGGGACTGTGTCCCATTTTGGGACGATCTACGATTGACAAATCACCGACCGATGGACAAATCACCGTACAAGTCACCATGACAAGTCACCGACAGACCGATAAAGTTGCACAAGTCACCCCTCTGCATGAGCGACCGATCGACCAGAAAAGTCGCACAAATCACCCCCAACGATCCTTGATAGAGGGTACAGCAGCGATGGGTGGGGCGACTGACGGATAAAGTTCCGCAAGTCACCCCTCCGAGCCCGATCAGCCCCACTGAGCCTTTAGGTCAGACAGCTCCTCGTCGCTATGCCCCCACCGAAGGCCACAGACGTCAGCGTCCGTGCACTTAGGTGTTCACGAACGAAGAAGCTCGACCAGACGAACTTTGGCGTCCGTCTCCGTCTCGAACCCACCCTCGATGAAACACCGCACCGGGTTGACCGGGCTCGACGTGTAGGAGGGGAGATCCTGCCAAGCGTAGATGGCGAAGGTGTCGTGGTCATAGCCGTCTGACACATAAATGCTTTTCTCGGGAGCCACGAAATGACTGTGCTTTTTGTTGTTCATGATTTCTTGTAGTAGGGAGGCAGATGGCCTCGGTTCTCAAAACTGCCGAAGTATACCAGTGGATTTACCAAAAGGCAACTATGACGAAAAGTTTACCTAGCCTCCATCCTCGACGGATCGGGCAAACATTAGGCAACTGTAAATTAGGATCCTTGATGGATGCGCCCCCACCACGCAGCGACCGACCGATCGATCAACCGATCGACAAATCACCGCGCAAATCACCCCACCGGGCGGCCAGTGGGGCGACTTGTGCGCTAGTTAGTTTAGTGGGTGGACATTAGCTAACGCCACTACCACAGTCTGGCACAGGTCGTGTCCGTCCCACACCCCAACCTTAGCGTCGAGTCGTACATCGCAGGTAGGGGGGGTAGTAGTGTCGTGGATCTCGTCAACCACACCGGCTACCCCGTAGTGGCCGATCTGTTCATCGACAAGGGGGTCGCCCACACTAAAGGCGACCCAGACATGGTCTCCGACACTAAGGTGCGGTGCGTGGATGGATAAGTTTTGTGGATTTGTCATTTTAGTAGTAGGTAACGGGGGACTGTCCCCCCAAATAAGCGTACCTAATAGTACCACACGATTAGCTAAAAGGCAACTATGACGAAAAGTTTACCTACCAACGATCCTTGACGCATGGACCCCCTGTTGCGCGGCGATCGACCGATCGAGAAATCGACCGATCGACAAATCACCGCGCAAGTCACCTTACGCACAAATCACCGCGACTAGTCCCACCACGTATTAGGATCAGATCGCAGCCACACAGTCGCGTCTTCGAGAGTGTCGAAGACTTTGTCGTAGGGATCACCATCGTAAAAGGCGTAGTAACGACCATCTTGAAGGATGAGAGCCATCTCAGGAACAATGGGCGGGCAGAAAAACCACACATCGCCAGGGTAGGGATACCACATTACCCGACCATCAGACTCATCAGGCACATAGTCCTCATCGTACACCGCAGGTAGCGGATACTCAGGATCAACATGTCGACGGGCCTTTACCCGGATCTTGTCCCCAACCTTAGCGACCTCTAGGATCTGGGCCGCAGCCTCTGTCATACCATCCCAAACCCAATCGCCGACCTTTAGGCTAGAGGCGAGCGGGACTTCGATCAAGGGCTTAGACCCATCGGTTAGCCGCGCCCGTAGCCGACGCAGTAACGACACCAGTCTGTCTTTCATAGATTGCATCATTTTAGTAGTAGGTAGTAGCTAGGGGACTGTCCCCCAAATAAGCGTACCTAATAGTACCACAGGACTAGCTAAAAGGCAACTGTGACGAAAAGTTTACCTACCAACGATCCTTGACCGATGGACCCCCTGTTGCGCGGCGATCGACCGATCGAGAAATCGACCGATCGACCGATAAAGTCGCGCAAGTCACCTTACGCGCAAGTCACCCCCCTACAGACCAGGATGATGATGTGGGATTAGCCAATTCATCGCACGCGCCTTCAAATCAGCCACGGCTAATTCGAAGGACTCATGGGTCCTTGTATTGAGTGGGTCACCCGGATCATTACAGCTATAGGAGATTTCCCCCACCCGATAGCCCCCATCAATGATCTCAATCACAATTAGGGATTCCGATGAATCGGTCCCCCACCCCCAGCAAGGGAGATAGTTACGATCAATATCCGCAGGAGACCCCCCGAGCCATTGCAGGACGGTCGTGGTCGTACCACGCAGCCAGTCAGTCCCAAGGTCAAAGTCTAGGCCATGTTTTTTGTAAGTCATTTTAGTAGTAGGTAACGGGGGACTGTCCCCCAAATAAGCGTACCTAATAGTACCACAGGACTAGCTAAAAGGCAACTGTGACGAAAAGCTTACCTAGCCTCCATCCCTGATGGATCGGGCAAACATTAGGCAACTGTAGAAAGGATCCTTGACGGATGAACCTAGGGGGTAGAAATGGTCGGAGACATGTCCACACTCATGCCTCCGACCGT